ACGATTTACAGAATCCTAAATATCAATTAAAAGTTAAAGATCCCGAATTTATTATAAAAGTAATTGAAAATATATTTAAGCATGTAGAAGGTGAAAGACTAGACGGAACACCACTTTATGGTGAGCCTTTTCTATTGGAGCCATGGCAAAAATTTATAATCTATAATTTGGTTGGCTTTTATCACAAAGGTACCAAGCTCAGAAAATACAAGGAAGCATTTATAATGATTCCCAGGAAGAATGGTAAAACTAGATTTGCTGGAGCTTTGGCATTTGCTTTAGCACTACTTGAAAGAAAATCAGCAGCTAGGGTTTTTATGGTGGGTTCAATTTTAAAAGAAGCTTTGCAGTCTTTTAATTTTATAGTTGCAAATATCAATATGATGGGAGAAAAAGACAACTTCCATATAATTGACAACAACAACGCTCACACCATAGACAGGAAATTTAAAGATGGGTCTATGTATTTTGAAGCTTTAGTAGATAGAGACTCCCTTATTGGGAATATTTTTATATTAGACGAATTGCATGAGTATAAGAACTCTTTGAAGTATGACAGGATGAAGAAAGCAAGCAGGTCATACTCAAACAAATTAATAATAGGAATTACCACAGGCGGGCATAACATGAATAGTTTTTGTTATAACCGCTTTTTATATTGCAAAAAAATTATAAATAAAAACACAGAAACCAATAAATACGAGTTGGAAGATGACCAATATTTTGTATTTATTTCAAAGGCGGACCAAAAAGAAGATGGCAGTGTAGATTTTACAGATCCAAAAATCCATGAGATGGCAAGTCCAAACTATGGAATAACTATAAGGCCACAGGACATAATGACAGATGCCATGCAGGCATTAAATGATCCGCAAACAAGAAAAGAATTCTTAGCAAAAGATTTGAATGTTTACACATCCAGCACAAAGACATATTTCAATTTAGACACATTCAGGTCTTCAGATGCCAAATACAATTGGACTTATAAAGAGTTGGCAAAACTACCAATTGAATGGTTTGGTGGAGCCGACTTATCAAAGATGCATGACTTGACAGCAGCAGCCCTTTATGGGAACTACAAGGGAGTGGACATAATAATTACTCACGCATTTTTCCCAGTAACAAGGGCACATTTAAAAGCTGAAGAAGACAACATACCATTATTTGGTTGGCTTGATGATGGATATTTAACCATGACGAATGGAGATATTACAAATCATGCAGATGTAGTTAAGTGGTTTATTGGAATGAAAAATCAAGGATTTAAAATCAAGCAGGTAGGTTTTGACAGAAAATTTGGCGAAGAATTTTATCTAATGATGAAAAAAGAAAGATTTAACATAATTGATGAGCCACAACTTTTTATTAATAAGTCCAAGGGATTTAGACGAATTGAACAAAAGGCAATAGGCGGCAAATTATATTATTTACATTCAAGTGCCTATGAATACTGCTTAGAAAATGTTCATGGAGTAGAGAAAACAGATGACATGATCCAGTATGAAAAGGTCATGCCAAATTTAAGGATAGATTTATTTGATGCAAGTGTTTTTGCAGCATGTAGACTAATTGGAGATTTAGAAAAATCAGGATTAGCAAGAAAATGGCTAAAAAATTAGAGGTGATCAATATGAGCAAAAAAAAGAAAGAAAAAAGAAAAACTAGAGCCGAACCATTAACACCAACGCAAGCATGGTTCATTTCAGATGGAGATGGTGGCAGTCTTTGTGCTAGAGGATATACAAGGCTAATTGACAATCCAGAAGTAAGGATAGGCATTGAAAGAATAGCTGACCTTATTTCATCAATGACAATTTATTTGATGCGAAACAGCGAACAGGGCGACATCAGGATTAAAAATGATTTATCCAAGAAATTAGATATACATCCATACAAGTATATGACAAGGCAGTTATGGGTATCCTGGATAGTCCGTGAGCTTTTAATAAATGGAAATGCTATTGTATATCCAAAAATAACTGATGGAATAATCGAAGACCTAATACCAATAACGAATTCTAAAACAAAAACTTTTTCAGCATTTCAAGATGGATATTATATAACCATCAACAATAAAAAATTTAATTATGACGAGATACTCCATTTCAGATTGAATCCGGATTTAAACGAACCATGGAAGGGCCAATCATACGAAGTTACATTAAAAGATGTTGTTCAAAACTTAAAACAAGCGGCAAAAACAACAAACGAATTTATGGCCAATAAAATCTTACCTTCATTAATTGTAAAAGTAGATGCATTGACAGATGAGGTTGCAAGCGAAGAAGGAAGAAAAAATGTATATGATAAGTTTGTAAGTGCCAGTAGAGCAGGGGAACCTTGGATAGTTCCAACAGATTTAATTGATGTAGTCCAAGTAAAACCATTAACGCTCAATGACATAGCCATAAAAGACACAATTGAAATTGATAAAAAGACAGTAGCAGGAATTTTAGGGATCCCTGCTTTTTTATTGGGAATTGGAACATATAACCAACAAGAATATAACAATTTCATTAAGACAAGAATAATGGTAATTGCTAAAGCTATTGAGCAGGAACTAACAACGAAACTTTTATATAGTCCGGACCTTTATTTTAAATTCAATGTAAAGAGCCTATACTCCTACAACCTAACAGAAATTTACCAAGTTTACAGTAATTTATATAGGTCAGGAATTGTAACAGGAAATGAAGTAAGAGAAATGTTTGATATGAGCCCTAAAGATGGACTAGATGAATTAGTTATTTTAGAAAACTTTATACCGCAAGATAAAATAGGAGATCAAAAAAAGCTTGGAGGTGAGGAAGAATGATAAAAAGATTTAAAGCTTTAGATAGTAAGCTTGAAATTAGAGAAGAAACAAATCAAGAAGAATATATTATTGCAGGTTATTTTGCAGTATTTAATCAAGAAACTGAGCTTTATCCAGGAGTATTTGAAAGCATTGATAGTGGAGCATTTAAAAATTCCATTAATGGAGATATAAGGGCTCTAATCAATCATGATACAAGCTTAGTATTAGCAAGAACTACATCAAATACATTAACTCTTAAAGAAGATGCCAAAGGACTTTATGGAGAAATAAAAATTAATCCCTATGATACTGATGCATTAAATATTTATGAAAGAGTTAAAAGAGGAGATGTATCACAGTGTTCTTTTGGATTCATGATAAATCAGGAAGAAGCTGATTATAGAGAAGATGGCTCAACCCATTTCATTTTAAAGGATCTAAATTTATATGAAGTTTCAATTTGCACTTTCCCGGCTTATGAAGGCACAGAAGTGGAAGCAAGACAAAAACAAATTGAAGCCCATAACAAGAGAAGTTTATCCCTATGGAAAGAAAGCATGAAAGGCAGGTTAAAGAATGTTAAGGAAAATACTACTAAATAAGAAAAAAAGAGAACTAGAAGCACAGCTAGAAGAAAACAGAAAGAGCTTTGAAGAACTTGAAACTAGAGAAAAAGAAATCGCAGAAGCTATTGAAGAAGTTGAAAACGAAGAAGAAGAAAAAGCCGTTGAAGAAGAAGTTGAAAAATACGAAAAAGACAAATCAGCTTTAAACGAAGAAAAAGAAGAGTTAGAAAGCAAAATCAAAGATATTGATGATGAGCTTGAAGAGCTAGAAAAGAAAGAAGAAGCGGTAGACGCACCTGAAGAAAGGAAGGAAGAAATAACAATGAATAAAAGAGAAATGTTTGGAAATCTAACAAGAGAAAAGACAGTTGCACTTGTAGAAAGAGAAGAAGTAAAAGACTTCTTAACAAGAGTAAGAGAACTTAAAGGACAAAACAGAGCAGTTGCAGGAGCAGAGCTTCTAATCCCATCAACATTAATTGGAATTTTAAGAGACAACATCCATAATTATTCAAAGCTTTTAGGCATGGTATGGACTAGACCAATTAAAGGACAAGCAAGAGTTTCAGTTGCAGGAACAATTCCAGAAGCAGTGTGGACAGAAGCCTGTGCAACATTAAACGAACTAGACTTTGGATTTAATGTAATTGAGCTAGAAGGATATAAGGTAGGCGGTTACATTCCAATTTGCAATGCTACTCTTGAAGATGCATCAGATATTGACCTATACAATGAAATTATGTATATGTTAGCTCAAGCTATTGGTCTTGCATTAGATAAGGCCATCCTATATGGTACAGGCAAGAAAATGCCACTAGGAATTGTAACTAGACTTGCACAAAAAGCAAAGCCAGAAAACTATCCAGCAAAAGCCAGAGAATGGAAGGACCTTTCAACAACTAACATTCTACAAGTTGCAGGTAAAACACCAACTGAGCTTTATGGAGATCTAATTGTAAAAGCATCAGCAGCAGATTCAAAGTATTCAACAGGAAGAAAATTCTGGGCTATGAATGATAAGACTTATGCAATGCTACAATCTAAGATTTTAGCTTTTAATGCAGCAGGGGCTCTAGTATCAGGAGTAAATAACGCATTGCCAATTATTAATGGAGAAGTTGCAACTTTACCATTTATTCCAGATGGAGATATTATAGGTGGCTATTCAGATCTATATGTTTTAGCAGAAAGAGCAGGAATCACACTTGCAGCATCTGAACATGTAAGATTTATTGAAGATGACACAGTATTTAAAGGCACAGCAAGATATGACGGAACACCAGCAATAGCAGAAGGCTTTGTAGTATTAAATATTGATGGTAAGGCACCAACAACTACAATTACATTCACAGAAGATAAAGCTAATAAGGTGGCTACAGCATAATGAAAGTAAAAGTATTAAAAGAATTTCATGACAAGAAAGAAAACATCACTAGAAAACCTGGTGATGTTTTTACTTGTTCAAAAGAAAGATATGAAGAGATTGAGAAAACATTAAAGCTTTACTGCGTACAATGCCAATGGATTGAGGTGGTAGAAGATGGACCAAGTATTAAAGCTAGTCAAGAATCAGCTAGGGATAACGATAAATAACAGGGATGATTACATCTCAGCCATAATAAAAGGCACACTAAAGGAATTGGAGAAGATCCAGGGAATAAAACTAAATGTAGAGAATCCGTACCATTTACTTTTTATAGTTGACCTTGTAGCTTGGAGATATGAATCTAAAGGCGAAGATAAGGCTATGCCAGAAAGGCTCTATTGGAGATTGAGGAATCTTATGGTAGGTGGCAAAGATGGACACATTTAAAGATGCAGTTACTTTGATAAAAGAAGATATTAAAGGAATTGATGAATTTGGGAATCCAATCATAGAAACATCAGAAAGAGAAATCTTATGCAATAGGTTAGATGTTTATTCACAGGAATTTTATCAAGCAGCCAACATTGGTCTTAAACCACAGGCAAAAATAAGCATTCATGCCATGGAGTATGACGGAGAAGAAAAAGCAATCTACAAAGGCATAGAATATTACATTTTAAGAACTTACCTAAAAGGTAATTTATTAGAGATTGTTCTAGGTGATAAAATTGTCGACTAAAGTATCAGCTGATGAGTTGGAATCAGTAATAGGAGATTATCTAACAGAATACACTCAAGATGTTAAAGACAAGGTAAAAAAGCTTACAGAAGAAGTATCTGAAGAAGCTATTGAGGAATTAAAAAGCACCAGCCCAAAGAAAACCGGCAAGTATGCAAGAGCTTGGACAGGTAAAAAAGAAGGTAATAAAATTATTATTCATAACACCAAGGGTCAACTTACTCACTTATTGGAGCGTGGTCATGCACTATGGCAAGGTGGAAGAACAAGGGCATTCCCTCACATAAAACCAGTGGAGCAAAAGATTATAAAAAAATATGAAGAGTCCAAGAATTAATGTGAACTTTTCTCTCTTTAAAAAACTTTTAATTGGCAGGTGGAACATAATAGCCTACTCCTTTCTTAGTTTTTATTAACTCAAAAATATTTATATCTTCTAGCTTTTTTCTTAGACGCATTACATTTACTGTTAAGGTATTGTCGTCAATATAAGAGTCACTTTGCCAAATTTTATCAATAATTTCATCTCTATTAACAACTTTGCCTGGCTTTTCCAAGAGAATTTCTAAAATTTTAAATTCATTTTTCGTGAGTTCTATTTCTTTGTTTTCTCTTGATATAATCATCTTGTCGCAGTCAAGACTTATATCTTTGTAAAAAATATTTCTTGTCTCGATATATTCGTAAGCTCTTCTTAGCAAGGCTCTTATTTTTATTTGTAGCAGCTCTAGTTCAAAGGGCTTAGTCAAATAATCATCTGCTCCAAGATCCATTGCCATTATCAAATTTAAATTTTCATCCGCAGCTGAAATAAATAAAATTGGAACTTTAGAATTTTTCCTAATAATTTTGCACCAATGATAGCCATTGTAAAAAGGAAGAGTCACATCCATTAAAACTAAATCGGGATGAAAGCTTTTAAAGTCATCAAAAATATTTTGAAAGTCCTCTGCTATTTTTATTTCATAATTCCAAAACTTGAGGTGCCTTTCAATTTCTTCTGCAATCACCTTGTCATCTTCTACTAAAAAAATCTTCCACTTTTTGTTTTCCATATCTTTACAACCTACTCTTTTAGCTAAAATTTACTTGACATCATTATATATATTAAAAGCATAAAAATAAAGACTCCCCTGAGGAAGTCTTTAAGTCTATTTTTTATTAAAGAACTGCTTGTGCTGCTGTTATGATAGCTAGTGCGTAAGCTTCGTCTTCTACACAACCTCTTGAAAGGTCGTTTACTGGTGCGTTAAGTCCTTGTAGGACTGGACCTACCGCCTTGAATCCACCAAAGTATTGTGCAAGTTTATAGCCAATGTTTCCTGCTTCAATGTTAGGGAAGATAAATACATTTGCGTGACCTGCTACTTTTGAATCTGGTGCTTTTTTCTTTGCAACTCTTTCGATGAAGGCTGCGTCAAATTGAAGTTCTCCATCAACTGCCATTTCAGGATTTCTTTCTGCTGCCATCTTAGCTGCTTCTGCTACCATTGTTACTCTTTCGTGAGAAGCTGATCCGTGAGTTGAGAAAGAAAGCATTGCTACCTTTGGATCGATACCAAATTGTTTTGCAGTTTCATTTGATACTACTGCAACTTCTGCTAGGCCTTCTGCATCAAGATCTGTATTAATAGCACAGTCTGCCATTAGGTAAAGTTCTTCATTTCTAATCATAATGAAGGCACCTGAGCATCTCTTGTAGCCTGGTTTTGTCTTGATGATTTGAAGAGCTGGTCTTACTGTATCTGCAGTTGTGTGTGCTGCACCTGATACAAGTCCCTTAGCTTTTCCCATGTATACAAGCATTGTACCAAAGTAGTTGTGATCCTTTAGGATTTCTGCTGCTTGTTCTTCGTTAACTTTTCCCTTTCTTCTTTCTACGAAAGCCTTAACCATTTCGTCTTTTCCTTCATAAGTTTCTGGATTAAGGATTTCAAGATTTCCAAGTTTAACGCCTTCTTTTTCTGCAAGAGCTTTAAGTTCTTCTTCGTCTCCAAGAACGATTGGCTTAATGTCTCTTTCGTCGTTAAGTCTAATTGCTGCTCTTAAGATTCTTCTGTCGTTTCCTTCTGGAAATACTATTTCTGGTTTTGATTCTCTAACTTTTACTTTTAATTCTTCTATTAGTGCCATAATTTCCCCCTAATTTCTATTAACAAATAATATTATATATCTAATGAAAAATAATTTAAAGTGAATAAGCTTTAAAACTTACATCTTCTATAACTTGATTTAGTCTAACTGAATCTGCAACGAGTTTTGCAAGCAGATGATGCTTCATTGTGTGGACTCTTAAAACTTCTACACCCTTGTAAGCTCCTATGGTTGTGAGAGCTGCTGATGCTTCGTCTCTGTTTTCAAAACCTTCTTCATTGTTGCCATCAGCATCAATCTTGTTTTCGCTCAAAATATTTGTGATAAATCTCTTTCTTGAAACTCCAAGGAAGGTGAAGCATCCCATTTCTCTTAGGACATCAATCTCATCTATTAACTTTAAATTTTCTTTTTTTGTTAGTGCGAAGCCAATGCCTGGGTCAAGCATAATTCTTTCCCTTGAAATTCCATTTTTTTCTGCACGTTCAAGGGATTTTGACAAATACTTTTTCATAACTTCGACAACATCCATATCCTCAAAGGATTTTAATTCTTCTTCAGTGAAGGCTCCTTCGCCACCAAAGGATGGGAAGTTGGCACTGGACTTGTGATTTGGTCTTGCAATCTTTGGATTAAACATCAAGATTGCACCAACCTCACTCTTGCCTACAACTTCTGCCATTCTTGGATCACCCATAAAGCCTGTGATGTCATTTACAAAGTCAACTCCTGCTTCAATTGCTGCTTCAGCAACGTCAGCCTTCCATGTGTCAATGGAAAGAGGCACATCAGTCTTTGTCTTTAATTCTTTGATAACTGGGACAACTCTATCAATTTCTTCTTGAATTTCTACATAGTGTGAGCCTGGTCTTGTTGATTCGCCGCCAAGGTCAATCATACCAGCTCCAGCTTCTATAAGTTCAAGGGCCCTATTAAGAGCCTTGTCCTTGCCATACCACTTACCTCCATCAGAGAAGGAGTCCGGTGTAACATTTACAATTCCACAAAGAATAGTTTCGCCGCCAGATTCTAAAACTTTGTCCTTGTATTTACAAACTAAATTTTTCATAATTCACTCCAAATTTTATTTCTTTCAATTTAATAATTATAATTCTTTAGCCAATAGATATTTTATGACTTGTCACTACTTAAAGCAAACAATTTTTACTTGGCGTAGTATAAAAGAACTCCCTCATCAGTCCACTCAAAGTCGACCTTGCCTATTGCCCTTAAGTGGAATAATTTTACAATAAACACCATCTGAAAGTTTTTTAATTTGTGACATATTTCCTCCCCTTGCTCATTTCATGTATAATAAATACGAGGTGAAACATGAGCGATTTTTTATTAAAACTATTTAAAGTTGAAACCATTAACAAACTACCTATAGATAGATTATACCCCATTGTAGAAGCTTTAGACCAAGACCAGAGAAAGCTCATCGCAACTTCTTATGAACTTGACCTTGAAGGACTAAGCGAGAGAGAAGAAATTGATGCAATCCACGAGACCATCTTGGCAAAGTTTAAAGACACGCTCCTCTCCTTCGACGAGAAGGAACACAAGTCCTTTTACGACTTTTACAACGGTGCAGTAGACTACGGCGACGAAAATGTCTACATAAACATGAAAAAATTCACAAGCCTGGGACTAATGTATCTCTTCCTATCAAAGACAGGCGGCTACTTTAACTTCGTAATACCAGTGGAATTAATAGAAGAGTACGAAAACCTATTAAAGTCTTCGTGAAAAATTATTATCTAGTAAATAAAAATTACTAACTTGTGCTTTATAAATAATTAATTGTTATGCAAGTAAAAAATTTTATAAAAAAAGAAGGTGAGAAATTAATCTTACCTTCTTTCAGTGCAGTGAATAATTGGCTGGTCGGTGTATCCAGCATCTCAGATACCTTTTCAGGTGCGGTAGGAACCTTTCTACCCTCAATTATTTCCTATCTGTATCTTAACATTATTCACAAGTTTCGTCAATTCTTATAAGCCTTCCACTCTTAACTCTACTTTCTAATTTATATTCTGAAATTATGTAGATACTAGCTATATAAAATACTGACTTTTTTCTATTTAGTTTAACTGCAACTAATACATTATCTTCATAAGACTTTACATATTCAATACTAATGTCTCTTTCTCTTGGACTACTTCCTACATAATCTGGATTCTTGATTATATTATCTATTTCTTCAAAGTATTTTAAAGAATCATGATGTTTTCTCTTTAATATATGCTTTCTTAGTCCATTCTTCGAAAAAATTATTTCATCAATATCTATGTCTATGTTTAAAAGTTTTTTAATTTCTTCTTTTACCTTCACTGCACTTTCTCCTTAGATAATACTAGCATAAATATCATCCCTATACTATAGACATAAAAACTTTAACACTTGCTTTGCAATTATAAGTTTTATATTTTTCAAAATAAAAAAGCCATTCACATGAATGACTTTGCTTTGGTGGAGGCGGTGGGAGTCGAACCCAATATACTAATATTACTAAATCGCTTAAAACAGCTATTTAACACAACCTTATAATTGAATAAGTGGGGACTTTAGGTGGGAAAGCTACATTACATAATTTTAGAGAAAAATCAAAAAAGAACTTGCATTCTTTTAGAACATTTGTTAATATTTAATTGTGGGCAGGCCTCCAATGGACCACCTACCTTTTGTAATTTATTCTTATAAGGACAGTAACAACTGCCCCTATTTTTTTGCCTTGAATTTATAATCTAAGTACAATAAAAAAAGCCCAGGGATCTCCTAGGCTTAATTGCATTAAAAACTTATTAATATTTTATTCTACTTTCAAAAAAGTTATAAACTTACACATTTAAGCCTTAAACCCAGTAAACATCAAGTCTACAAAAATCAAGGCTCTACAAGCCCCATACAGGGCTTTTCATTTTTTCTTAATACCTTTATATGCCTTATTACTACTATTTCCAAGCTTTTTATACTCTTTTTCACTGAGTAATCTCTTTGCAGCAGTTTTAAATTCTTCGCTGTAAGGCATAAGGTTTTTATCTAACAGATTTCTAAGTTTTACGGCATCTTTCTTTCTCCGCATGTGTGCATGCTGTCCGTATTTTCCGTTAACTCTTTTTATAAGCCAAGGCCTGTCATAGCACCTAGGCTTATATCTTATGCTGAGTTTCATTTCATAAAATCATTTGCTGATTTCCATCTTCCAACGATTTAATTCCAAAACCGAAGCTTCTATCATATCGTCCAATTCTTTTTCACTTAATTTTATCCCTTGTTCATTAAGTCGCATTAAAACATACTGCTTTTTTAATTGCCCTTGCCCTGTCTTTGTGTAAATTTGTTCAGCTGCTTTAACTGCAATATCAACTGCTTCTAACACGCTAGTTACTTTTTCCCTACCATATTTTTGCTTAACTAATGGAATAATTATTCCTGTAACTATTACTGATACTAAACTTAGAATTACATAAAAAATATTATTAATTGTCATAATTTATTCTCCTTTATCCAATAAAAACCTGCTAACAAAAGTCAAGCTTAACCTGAAATTAATTTCAGGTTATTTGATTGTTTGAGTAATTAAATTAGCGCATGGCAAACAAACCGAGTGTAATCAATCGGCTTGCTTTTTAGTGTTATTCCAAATGTTATGCCACTTTTAATTCTTGTTTCTGGGCTTTTGATTCCATAACTCTTGCATAGTAGATTCTTAAGAATTTGTTTAATCCTGCAAATTTACAAACTTTTTTGGCTTTTCCTTCTTTTTCTTTTTTTATCATGTAATTATATATTTCGTTTTCTGGATTTTTCGCACTCATCATACATTTCATGGCTTGATAGCCTACTTTTCTTAGTATTGCATTTCCTCTTTTGCTTATTTTTCTTTGATCTGCTTTAAAGTTTCCTGATTCGTATGGTGGTGCGTCTATTCCTATGAAGGATATTAGGCTTTTTTTATTTTTAAATTTTCTTAGGTCTCCAAGTTCTGCTACTATTTGTACCGCTAATTTTTCTGATATGCCTGAAAATTTTTTTGCTTCTTGATATTCTTCTAGGGGCTCGGATATTTCTATCATTTGTGATAAAATATTTTTTAGAATCTGATTTATTTGTTTTATCAGGTTTATTCCTTCTCTGATATTCGTTTCTATTTTTGAGTTATGGGAAGGTTGTGTTGAGATACTATCTTCTGCTATTTTGTAAATGGCTTTTGCTTTGTTTACATTTGGATGGTATCTCTTTTCTTTTGCCCAAGTTTTGTATTCTTCTACAAATTCTTCTTCTGTTTTTTCTATTATTAGGTCTTTATGCCACCATTTTTCTAGAAAGTCTAATAGTTTGTCTTTTGAAAAGTCTCCTGAATTATGTGGTATTAGTTTTTTTATTCCTGGAAATGTTTGATGTATTGTTTGATCTATGTAGTTCATTTGATTGATTCTTAGATTCATATAATGTTGGTAGTTTCTGTTTAATTCTTTTAGGACTCTGTAGTTCTCTTCATCTATTTTGTATTCTTCTAATTCTTTCCAATACATTAGTCCATATTCTGCTATTTGTTTTGCATCTATCTTGTCATTTTTTGCTTTCCTAAAGTTTAATGCTCTACAGAATTGTTTCATTTTTAATGGATTTATTACTGTTACAAAGTAGCCTCTATCTTTTAATTCATAAAGTATTGGTAGATGATATTTTCCTGTTGCTTCCATTGTTATTTTTATTTCTTCTTTTAATTTTTCTAGTTTCTCTATTAATTTTTCTATTTCTGTTTTGTTTAGAGAAACATCGAAGGGTTTCCAAATTATTTTGCTTCCTTGTTCTAATGCACAAACTGTTATTTTCTCTTTTGATATGTCTATTCCTACAGATATCATATTTTTTCCTTCTTTCTTTTTATTTTGTAGTTTCTACCTGCACCATTACACTCATTTTAGCTTGTGACACGGGCGTTTTGCCCAACCTGCTTAACCGAATATGAATAATGAAAAGGTAGTTGACAGTTTTTATGGCGGATGTTTAAACCCTAAAACAGCCTCGTCATACTACTTCTTCATTATACAAAAATAGTGCAAGATAGGAATTACTTCCTTTCTTACACTATTTATGGTACTAAAAACACCCTTAAAAAAGAGTGTTTAAAAATATATATATTTTTTCTTGTGCTTACTTATCCTTGTATTTTTCAATGATTAGATTAAAATTACTTGCTCTTACAATTTTGTCTTTTATTCCCATAATATAATCCCAACCTTCTTTATAATTCTTATTAACGCTAAATTCACTTTTACACATAAATTTTAAAAATCCTTCAACATCTTCAAAATATTTATCTTGAAACTTATTTGCTAAATTTATTTTTTCACTATCATCAGAATCAATAATGTTGTGTAAAACATGTTCCAAATTTGAAGAAAAGAAATATATTGAGTAAGGAGTTTTATTATAAACTGATTTAGTTGAGACAAGCATCTTAATAATTTTTCGTTTAGATTCATTTCTTTTTATAACATCTTCCGTATTTGAAAAATAAATACCATCTTCTTTGTAAGAAAATTCTTCCAGTGTAGAATCTACATATATATGTTCATTATCTAAAAATACTCCATCTAAATCTATCAAATGAATTATCTCTTCATAATCACTTGGCTTATATTTGTTTCTCCCGCCAGATTTTATAATATTGGTTAATTTTTCTTTAATGTTTTTAGTTGTTGTCTCTTTATTAGCTGTTATATCGCCATTAACAACTTCAAAAATAAAATTTTTATGACTAAAGGCTTTTTTTATTAAAAGCTCTAAACTATCTTTATCGCTAACACCTTCAACAATAATTAAAACAATCTTTCTACTTCTATTTTTCATAAGCTGTTCCACCAGATTTTCTTAAAGCTCTTTTAATCATAGCAGAGTCAGTTTTTTCATAAATAATTTCATCTTGGCCATTAAGAACAATATCCCTATAATACACATCTCTCATATTATTATTTGGTCTAATGTTTTTTAATTTAATATACCTATTTTTCGGATTTGTAGTAGTAAAAATCAGGCTATTTCTATTTAAAACCTCAAGCGGTCTAAGATTATGAGAAGTAAATATTAATTGTCCCTTTCCACTTTCTTCAAGTATTAATAAAATCTCTCCAAGTAAATACTCAAATATACCCGCATCCAATTCATCAATCAAAATTACCATTGAGCTATCATTATACATATTAACAATTAGATTTAAGACTGAAATAATTTTCTTTATTCCATCCGACTCATATCTAATTGGTATTTCAGAAGTCCCTTTACAAGCTAACAATTCTATTGCAATCATTTCTTTACCTTGTTCATTTAATACTGGAGGAAACTTTTTAATATAAATTCTAAGCCCAGGAATAATTTCATATAAAACTTTGTTCATCTCACTTAAAACATTGTCAACTATACCTAATATTTCTGAAGGGATTGGCTCAGGCTTAGATATACTTATTGGAATGACTCCATGATAGTTTAGGTGATCTTTTTGAATATTAAAACTCAAGGGTAATAATATATTAGCTGAACTTAAAGCCATGGAATTACTATCTAATACATGTAAATTTGATAAAGCAAAGTTTCTTAAAATAGGTATCAACCTTAGTTCTGAATTTTCATCACTTTTTTCTGATATTATATTTATCAAATTATTATCAAAAATAAAAGATTCTCTTTTTTCAATATTCGCTCTTTGAATATATTCATATTCAAACTCATTATCAAAAAATTTTTTTAATTCATCATTTCTATATTTTGGACTAATTTCTTTAACATTATAGGATTTTTCAATTAAAGTTTTTATCCTAGAAATTTTCGTAGACTTTTTTCCACTTTCTCTAAAAGTGAGAGACTCATTTTTTATACCCCAAAAGAACTCTTTCTCTATATCAGTATCAAAACTAACCTTAGAAATAACAATAGAATAATCAACGAGATAATCTTTATAATGTGAATCTGTAAAAAAAGATACTGTAATCTCTAGTTGTTTTTCTCCACGCATAACATACTCATTTATATCTTTTGGTAGGGACTCCCCAATCATCAATCCTTTAATTAATTTTACCGCTTTAATTATAGAGGTTTTTCCTGTCCCGTTTTGCCCATAAATCCCTCTAATATCTGGTTTGTTTTTTAAAAGATTTTCTCCAATTCCTAAATTAACTTGTCCATTAGCAACATTTTTGAAGTTTTTAATACTTAAATTTATTATTCTTACAGGATTACTCCCACAAAAATTAGATCTAGGAAAGAACATCAAACTAACCCCCAAAAATTTAATCTAAATAAATAATAACTTATATTTAAACTAATTTCAATTCCGAAATACAAATAATTAACATTTTGTGACAATATTAAGTTATAGCTAAGAAAGATTATCTTACAATTACTTGTTATTAACCACCATCATAGTCACTACCTCCATACTTTATCTCACTAATTTCTCTGTCGATTTTCTCTTTCTTAATTCTTGCAAGTTGCCATAGCTCCACTGTGGTAAAAGAAAACCAAGCACCTATTAAAGTGCTTGGCTCCATTCCTGTCTTCCAAAAAGATATTAGTATGGCAATCGTAAAGATCACATTGCAAGTAATTATAAAGCTAACCCAAAACTTGCTATACTGACCTTTGCTTTTATTTACATGCTTATTTTTACCTTGTTGTCTTGCCATGCTACATCAGCTCCAATTGATTCAAAGATTCTTCTTACTGGTACAGCTTTCCCATTTACATGAGTATAAGTTACACCATCAATGCTGTAACCTCTTTTAAACTCTTTGCCATTGATTAATATAGGGATATTCTCAATAGCCTTGCTTGGAATTAAATCTACATAAGCACCAGATACATAAGCCTTCCTGCCATTGTAATTGATTTCAAACCAACCATCAGCCTTGCCACTTATACTTATTTCTTGACCTAACCTTAACTGTCCTAGTCGCAAGCTATTAGTGTGATTAGCTTCCCTAACATTAAGTAGTTTAGCCTTAACCTTACCCTTGGCACTAAATGGAGTTACCTCAACTTTTTTATCTGCAACTTCTAAAGCTACAACCCTAAAGGCTCTTTGCCACTTAATTCTTGATATAGGATAAGTTCCTATGCCCGCATAAATAGCTTCAAAGACCTTGTTATTTCCAAGGTAAATTCCAACATGACCAAAATATTTCCCATTTTTATCGTTCCTGTACCATACAAGGTCGCCACGTTCTAAGGTTTTAAAGGTAATCTCCCTAAATCTCCTGTCACCCTCTACTCCCATTCTGTGAGTTGTTACTGCAACACCTTTTCTGGTATTCCAACCTAACTTATTTAAGGCTTTTTCTATAAGACTAGAGCAATCAGAATAACCTGCTTTACCTTGTTTTTCCGTCATTCTCCATCTTTGAGAATATTTATTACCATCATAAAACATGGCAGCATCTATAAACTTCTCAACTCTATTTTTGTCAAGCATCTTACCACCCCTTTACTATCTTTGTTATCAAGCCAGTGACAATGGCAGTAATTACAATAGTAACTATTGTATCTTTATACTTGTCAAAGGCTTTTTTAGGCTTGTCAGTAAGCTCTATAAGTGTTGCATTCATGGTCTTCAACTGTTCTTTTATAAAGTCTAAGTCTTTTTGAAAGAGCTTAATGTTTGTGTCTTGTATGGAGTTATCAGTTGCAATTTTTTCTATCTTAACTTCATGATCCTTAAGTGTCGCTTCGTGCCTTTCTGTGATTTTCTCTACAAGAGCTAGCCTTTTTTCGTGGTCATTACATTTTTCTTCCATATGTCACCCTCTTTTTTGCATTAAAAAAGAACCTAAAACTAGGTTCTTAAAATCCATATAAGTTGTATCTACCTTTAATTTCATTAATAATATCATTCGAGCAACCTTTCTTTTGACTTCCTTTCATCTTTGAAAGATTATATTTTCTAAGACCCTCTAATACTATTTGTAACTTCATACATATAATAGTCGTACTATTAATTAACCCTATGCATTCTATAACTTTTTGTTTGGAATCTGTGCTTATATCTTCTCCAAAATTCCATCTCAAATATAAATTTTTAACCATGAAATTAGTAGCACAAAAACTGCCATAAAACTTTTCATCTAAATCATATAGATTTATATGCTCTAAAATTTTATTCTCATCACTATCATAGGGTATATTAATATTACCTTTTGTAAAATCTATTGCATCATATGATGTAACTTTTTTTATATCTTCAGAATAAGTGTTAAGTTTTTCTAAGGTAAGTTTTCTATCCAATAAAGAACTTACTCTTTCAGATTCCAAAGAATAAAGTTTCATATATTCAGTAATTGAGTCTAACAATAAATCTATATCTCCAATTTTTGTCTTCCTAAAATACATTTCTTTTTCAAGTTTAATATTCTTCCTAGTAGTATAAATAGAGGTCCCCACTGCTACCACTAATGAAACAATGGCAGAAATCCCAACAGCTAAAATATTTGAATCCAAAATTATCACTCTCCTCAATACTATTATATCAAGGAGAGCAATTTATAATAATTATTCTTCTTCCATTTTTACAGGCATACCATCAGCATCAAGACCAAGAGCCTTAAGGTCTTCTAAGACTGCATCTCTCCAAATCTTTGGCACTTGTCTCACCTTTTTGTTCTCAGGATTACAAGTCCTTCTTTGACGAGAAACTAAACCTACATAAAGATCTAACATATCTACACCTCCCTTCCTAACAAAAAATTTGTATAAAAAAAGACTTGCTACTGCAAATCCCATTAATACACTATTTAACTTTCTTTCCATTCTCATCATATCCTTGATTTTTAAGTTCTTCTATGACTGCATCTCTTAAATTTGCAGGGACCAACTTAACTTCCTTGTTATTCACATCACAAGTTCTCTTTCCTCTGATTACCAACCCAACATATAAATCAATCATTTTTCTTGACCTCCTAAAATTGTTTCGTATATTGTCGCTAAAACTTCATCTGTCTTTTCTGCCCTTTCCAAATTCGTTTCATAATTTGTAGCTACAGCCTCTGCAAGTGCCATATTTCCATCGTTAATCTTTTTAAGTTCATCTAAGATTGCTCCAGAATCCCCACTTACCTGTAATTCTTTCAAAGATTTTTCGTTAATAAATTCTATTGCCATTATTTACCTCCTTACATATAAGCCCCTACAAGGCCATAGAAATATGACTCCATTCCCTCTGGTGTATCTGCCCTGTCAATCCTTATTCTAACTCCAACAGCCCAACTAGCACCGATACCATTAGAACCAGGCCTACCATTAGGCGAATCAGGTTTTTCTTTAAAGTTGTATTTTTGACCTATTAATTCATTTGGGACTACCTCCCATATTGGGAATATACTATTGGCATTACAAGATACTTCGACAGTCATTTTTGCACCCTTAGCAAGGTTGACAATTGGATTAACAACAATAGCAGTTGCTCGGGCATCAACGTCTTTTCTAAACATATATATGCAATAATCCATCTTCTTTGTAAAAGTAGCATAACCTGCTCCCTTTGCTCCAAAGCTATCTGTGGCCTCAATCTTAACTCGGTGTTCGCCATTTTTTAATTTTGCAAAATCAAGGTACTTAATATATGCAGGTTTAAATCTACCTTTTTTAAATTTCTCCGTATTCATTTTCCCAAGGTCTTGTGATTCCACACCATCAACATAGGCCTTAACGGTTACATCAGTGTCGCCATCTGGGTCACTAACGCTAAATTTTGCAATCTTAATAGGTTGGTAAGCATTGAATCTTTTAATGCCCGCATCAGATTGCTCAAAAGTTACAATAGGGGCAGAATTGACCTTTTTGAAAGTGTAGACCCTACTAGAGATAGCCCCCTTTTTATCCCTTGCAGTAATTGTTATCTTATGTTCCCCAAGGTCAAACTTGTTTATGTTAACCTGTATATCCCTAGATTCACCAAGAGTTATAGGGGTATCTTTTATTATTACAAGGTCATCTATTTGCTCAGTAACTGTTACCGCATCATCAGCATCTGCATCAGTCACACTGTAAGATACAAGAAAATCTTCTTGCTTATTTCCAAGATTTAGGTCAGACCCACTAATCACTGGAGCACTATTCCTTGGATTTACCTTAATTACATTTGAGTACACATAACCACTCGATGAAGAATAGCCATCAGACACATCAAGTCTATATCTTACAGTCCTTGCACCATTAGGCACAAAATCACTACAACTTGTATCACTACCACTATAAACTTGGCTGTAACTGCCGTTGTCTATACTTTTTTCTACCCTATAAGTTATACTGTCACCATCTGGATCACTACTAGAGCCCCAACTTACACTTATATTTGAACCCTCAAGTATTTCAGATGGTACACTTAAGTAACTTGGGGTACTTGGACTTCTATTTGTTTCTGACTTTGAATAACAACCGCTCTTCTCGCGTGATGTACATGAGTCTTGACATCCTGCGCATGTACTACTTCTTTCACAAGAACCACAAACTGGCATTCCCATTAATCACACACCTCCAAATTTTCGTATTCTTGAATTAAAATTTCCTGGTATCTGCACCAAGGTTCGCTTGCTATATCTAATTTTTTATTTTTAAAATAGTTATTTATGCTGCAACCCCCATCACAAATCTTGTTTAAAAGACAATCTTTGCATCTGTCTTTTTTCTCGCTTTTCACATTTTTTGTATTGAAGCTGTTAGCCAACTTCAGTCTTTTATCATCTGGAAAATCTTCATAAATGTTGCCAATTATGAAGTCGCTACATTCTTCATTCTCTGTCATCTCTTGACATGAGTATATATTGCCTGTGCTTCCTATACTTCCATATCTTGTTGAACCTAAACCACATCTACCACAGGCTGGTAAATCTTGATTTTCATCTCTAAAATAGCTCCCTTCTATTTTTTGTAAAAGTTCATATTCCGTTTTCATCTTATGAAGTTCTTCAAACCTCATATAAGGCTTGCCTTTTTTTCTGGCTTCTTTTATGTGTTCGGTGACTTTTCTTACTTCGCTTTCTAGAGTTTCATAGTGTTCTTCTTGCCATGCTGCAAAAGGATTTATTATTAAGGCTTCGTTTTTAAAGCCTTTCTTTTCTCCCCATAAGTAGTTCTCATATAACTTGTCTACTGTATCTGGGTCCAATGTTGCCCTCATAGTTACATCAGGGAAGTATCTTAAAATTAAATCAACATCAATAGAGTCAAAACTGCCCTTGCCACTGTGAAAAGGCCTGTTTAGATTTTGAGTTTTCCTGTCTCCGTCAATTGATAATAGCAAATCTACATAATTGTCCCTCAAAAACTTTAGCTTTTCTTCGTCTAATAGTGTTCCATTTGTTGTTACTGATATTTCGTAATCGCCATAAGTTGCCCTTATATACTCAACTAAAGGCTTGACTATCTCATCATACCTAAGCATAGGCTCACCACCAAAGAGTGTAACTTGAGGTATATCTAAGTTTTCAAGTGCATTTCTTGCGTAGAAGTCTACCGCATCCTTAGCGGTTTTATAATCCATTTCCAGTGGCTTTTGCTTTACAAAGCAGTACTTACAAGCAAGATTACATTTTTGCGTAAGATTTAAAAATCCTCCACTAATCTTTGGTAACATCAAATTACACCCCAATGTTTATCTTGTATCCCAAATTTCCCCCATTTATACATTGTTATAAATCTCTCCTTTCTCGCATTAAAAAACACTCAATACTGAGTGTTTAAAAATACTATTAAAATAAATCACTATGAGACCCCGTCCTATTTAAAATAAGGACAAGTTCATCATCTCTAAGTTCATAAATAAGTAGCCAATCTGGATTAATGTGGCATTCCCTTAATCCTTTATAATTTCCGCTTAACTTATGATCCCTATATCTTTCTTCTAAGCTAATCCCCCTACTTAATTTATCAACAACTTCATAAAGTTTTTCAAGGTTATAAATTCCACTTCTTTTAATTCTCTTTAAGTCTTTCTCAAAGCTCTTTCTAACTTTAATTTTTCTCATAGACTGTCTACATAATCCTTAAAGTCATCTAGGCTATCAAACTCAGCAACAATTGAATTAGTCGCTTTAACCTTAAAAGGAATACCCTCTTCACTTACAACAGCCTTAGCAAAAATATTAAAGGCAGTAGACATACTCATTCCCATGGAGTCACACACCTTAGAAAAATCATTCTTCAATTTTTCATCAAGCCTAATATTCAAATTTACATTTGACATAATAACACCTCTTTCCCATTAATATTATATCAAAATACACGCAAATTCAAATAATTTATAGGCATTTCCCCTAATTCCCTTTTATACTACAAACCTCGCCATCTTATCATCGTAAACACCCTCAAAAAATTCCTCCTCAGATAAGTTTTTAAAGTCGACCTTAAAGTTATTATATTTTGCACCCGATTGAAAGGATGTACCAAGTGCCGCAAGTCTAAGAGATAGGTCTTGTATTAAATCCCAATTGCCTTTTACAGTTTGTTTAGTCCTCCCCTCTCCTGCTAAGTCCAACAAATCCTTTTGGCTTGCACAAATCATTGACCTGTCAATCTTAATATTAATTGTATCGACATTAGCCACTACAACGATTATATCCATAGAAATCTCCACCATCTCTTTGTCATGAGCTGGTATATAATCTGCATAGTTATCATAATAAGCTATCCCGTATAGGACTTCTCCCCTCCTTGGGTCTTGGGCAAAAAGACCAACTTCGGACATCAAAAATCCTTCTTTAGTTTCGTGGTTAGTAATTGCAAGACTAATAGTGCTTGTCCCATCTCCGTTAGCCTTAATACCTCTTATATCAACTTCTTGGACTTCCTCCACTAGCTTATCCATAACAAAAAAACTAGCTGTATTTTCAATCTTTCCTGTGCCTATCGCCGCTCTTGTAAAATTTAAAGGCTCACCAGTTTGACAATAAGCCAAGAGGTCTCGCCCTTTTTCTGTTAGATAAAATCTTCCTCTTTGCATTTCTTCTCCTCTCCACAAATAAAAAGCAAGCCTCAAAAGCTTGCCCCTATTTATATACCTTTTTTCTGTAGTCCATAGTAACCACAACAACGATTAAATCCTAAACATCTTCTAAAACAATCAATATTACTTGCAGATTTAAGACTTAGACATAATAGCAACTCTTTTAATCTTTTTGTGATAAGTCTCCATTCCCATAAATAATTGGTCTGTAAATTCCTTGTCCTCAACCTTATTTGGTAATACCTTGTAGTGCTTGGCTTTTTGTCCGTACATTCCATAGTAAATGGTTTGGTCTCTAATAAACTTAATCCTTATAAACTGTGTCAAGTTAGCAGGAATAATTTTTCTAACTTTCTTTTGAAAATCGTCAAGTTCCAAGTTCAATGATTCCTTTACATTTACCAGTATCTCAATTCCATATTTATCATAATCAAAAGATAAAACATAATTTTCTTTGCCTAAATATAAATCTAACCACTCTTCAAAGGTTCTATGAGTCCAAATTCTAGCCATATTCCAAAGAGCATAAATCTTTTTTCTCTGTTCTTCCAGATTTCCCTTTATATTCTCATCTTCAATTAACTTTTTATAAGCACTTAGTCCAAGTTTATCTGCTGATCCAATATATAAATTTTCCATTAAAGAATTGAGTTTCGCCCAAAGATTAGAAAGTTCAATGTTTTCTCTAACTCTTATATTAGTAAATTCAGCACCTTTCCCAATAATATCCTGTGGCAGGTGCTTACCTATATCTACATCACGATTTATAGAAATCACATCTTCAAGCTCATGGAAATTGACATTATTTACATCAACATTAAATTTCTTATCCATTTCTAACCTCTGTAACAATAACGTCCCCTAAAACAGGAAGTTCCTCTTCAGAAAGGTCAAATATTTTTTTATCCGTATCTGTAAACTTGATTGTTTCATAGTCAATAACATCAGCCACATTTAAAACTATGCTAGTTATTTTTGCCAATCTAATATCATTTTCAACATAAATATTAGAATCAGCTTTCTCATAGCTAGCCCATTTTTTCCTTTGAGTCTTAAAATATTCCTCTACATCTTTTTCTATCTCTCTTTTTATTTCTTCTAAATTTGAATCTCGAGATTTTAAAATTTCACAAGTAATATTTATTTTCTTTGACTTAGCACCAACTACAGTTACATAGTGACCAATAGGAGCAACTCCCACTCCCTTTTGATGAAATGGTATGGGATCTATTATTTCTTGAACTTTAGAAATAAGTTCAGATGTTGGCTCTTTAAATTCTGAATCGGTAATAATTAATTTTACTGTCCCACCACCATTCCAAACAGGAATAACTTTCACAAGACCAACACCATCAATGCCCTTTACCTTTTTCCTATAATCATCAATATTGCCACCATAAGCAATAGACTTAATAGTTTCAAAATACCTTTCTCTAAAATCTTCAGTGTCCTCTTCATCTTCACCAAGTATTGCAAGTTTATATATCTCAGCTAAATTAAGATTCCTTATAGTCCTTGTGGGTGTTAATTTACCACCCTCTATATTTCCAATAGATCCTTCCTCATTACAAATGAGTTCATAAAAACACAGTTCCCTTTCTTCTTTTTGAAGTTTAGAAACTGTGTAATAAATATCATCTATAAAAAACCTATCGCCAATATTAAGTTTTGCATCAAACCTACCAATAATAACAGCTTTAGTAGCCTTATATGGTTCAATTCCTCTCTCCTTTGCCCTTTCAATAAGCCAATACCTGTTAGCAGTATCACCAAAGGCATTTTTAAAGAGAAAATCCAAGTAAGAATATAAAAGAGAGATTTCAATTGCCATTGGTGCAATCGCATCATAAATAACAGAGCCTTCCCTCTTGTCGAATTCATCTGGAATCCTATCTAAATTTCTTTCAAGTACATTTTCAAAAGTATTATCATCAAAGATAGGTTCATAAATTCCCCTAGCCAATTCTTATCACCTCTTCTATATCAATTGCCTTTTTATCAAAAATAGTCTTAACCTTAAATTTCATTCCAAGATTATCTTCCTTACTCCATTCGCTTACATAAGAAAAATCAAAAACATCTTCAATTCTGTCATCTAACATCAAGGAATCAGTAATTCTTCTAGTTAAAACTATATAAGCATATTCCTTCCTCTTGCCAAATAAATCTTCCTTCTTAACTCCAAAGCTTGGGTAAATTGGATAAACTCCTCTTTCAGTATTAATACATTTATAAATCATCTGCCTTAAAGCTTCTAAATCATCATAAATATAATTTTTGACCCTCTCTTCTTCTATCCACATCTTGTGAGTAAAAGAAGGCTGCGGAATTATTTCAATTTCATCACCATACTCATATTCATTGTTAAACTCTGGTATCATTTAAACACCTCTAATCATTAATGTGATTTCTGTGCATCTCATCTTTAATTTTTCCCTTATATGACTCTACGCTTCCATGAGTAACCACAACATCACCATGAGGGCAAGTTCCATGTAAGGTGCATTTCATTTCACCATTTATAAACTCGTGAGTTCCTTCAAAGTGATAAGGGATTCCATTAGATCCTTGTGGTTCTGATGCTTCATACATATAAAAATAAGTCTGTCCTCCATCATTTCTAATGAGAACAAACTTCTTACCTAAATCTTTTTTCGTAAAAGGTCTATACTTAGGGACAACTAAAAACTCTTCTTTGATGTGTAATTTATCATCATTTTCAGGAATAAAATCAAGAGGATCAAGCGAAATCAACTTACAATAAATAATCTCAGAATTCATTCTTCTTCCTAAATTCTGATTGACTATTTCATCAATAGCATCCTTTAAATCTAAAATTTCATCACTCATTACTTAGGAACTACACCTCCTTGATATCCCCAGCCTCTATAGTGTTTCCACCAACCACCGATTTTATGTTTCTTAACAGTAGTATCAGTTGCATCAATCATCATTCCATTGCCAACATAAATTCCTACATGACCAAATTGTGGAGAATACGGACTGTTAAAATAAACTGCAGCACCAACAGGAATATTGTCCCTACTTGAACTTACAATCCACTTGTTACCAGCAGTCTTGGCACTTCCAGCACTTCCATGTATTCCAGCAGATTCATAACAAACCCTAACAAAGCCTTGGCATCTTCCCTTATAAGCTCTTGTTCCTATCATGCTTTCAGCCTTATTTACTATTGTCTGCATCTTTCTAGTGCTAGCCTTTGGTAAATCTTTTGTTTGTAACTCAATAGAGCCATCAAGTTTATTTGATTTTCTTACAGCCCCTCCAACATCATAAGAATCACTTACATCAGAATTCTTATTTTGTTTTTCCTTATCTTTAATAATGCTATCAACATCTCCAATTTTTTGAATGTCCTTATTCATTACTTCTAAATCCATAAAATGTGCATCATCAAAGAAGGTATGAGTGACTTTTTCAACTAGCATATAAGAATTAATATTGATATCTCCAATAGCCATCATCTCAACTGGAATAACAGAGCCAGCACGAACTCTAATATCTCCTATAGCTTCTTTTATTGTAAGACTTCTGTACTTTCTGTTTAAAACTTCCAGAATTTGTGATGCCTTATTTTCAATATCTTCTGCATTGTTTGTTGTAAGAGTGTATTCAAGCACTCCCCACTTAGCAATATCTTTCTCATCTTGCTTTACAACTTTTTTTATAAGCCTACCGTCATCATCAGTTAAATAAACAACAACCCTGTTATAAGTTCCATCATCAATGCTTGTTTCATAAGAAAAATCTACAATATTATCATAGCTAATGGGACAATTCACAATCATCTTATCAGCAGATTTTAGAGAAATTTTTCCACAATCATCAAAAAGTGTGTAGATCTTCCCAGTTTGAGATAGAGTTATATCATTTGCAACCTTAACCATATTTAAATACTCTTGATTTTTTTCAAGCCTTTTTGGAATTTTATATGAAGTATCTTCAATTTCTCCAATTTGTAAATTTCTGTCATTACAAATTTGTTTTAATAAATCACTCATAGACTTAGAGGAGTATTGATAGGTGTCTCTTGATTTCAAATACCTTATTTGGTCATAACAAACAGTAGAAATAACTTGTCTTTTATCCCTAGTCTTTTTAAAGACATATCCTTTAAAAACAGTCTTACCATCAATACTAAGGCTAACAGGATTTCCCTCTTGATAATCAATGACCTCATCTTTTACAACATCAAATTCTAAAATACCAGCCCTAAATCCTCTTTCCCATTTAATAGTGACCTTTCCTTTGATTATAGGCTGGTAAATTTTTCCATTATTTGCAATAAATATTTGATAAATCTTTTCTTTCTGCTTCATTTTTTAAACCTCTTCGCCATTTTATAAATAGTTTTTGGATTAAAAAATGCCTTTGCCACTACTGGGACAGTTAAAGGAGCTGCTGCAATAGCTGTTTTTACAATTTTATTTACTTGTCTTTTATCTATGCTAGATCCAGTATCTTTTAACTTAATAGTCTTTAAGGGCTGATATTCTTTTAAAGTCAAATCAATTAATATGTTAGTCCCAATCTTACTATCTTCATCAATGCTGTAATCTTCAAGAGTCATATACTTACAAATGGAATTTCTAAGATTAGGATCCGATGTAATTCTTAAGATAACAAACTCAAAGATTTTCTTTTCTTTCTTTAACTCCTCTAGCTTTTTTATAATCTCTTGTTGAGGAGTGTATAAATCTACGCCATCATGTTCATCTGAAAAAGCATAGAAAGAAAAAGAATATTCCTGTAACTTACTCTTTCTTAGAACTGTATAAGTTTCACCATTTACTAAATCATAAAAATCATTCTGTCCGCTTATTTTATTCTTTATTTTTGAAGGAGTTATAGGAATTTCCATTCCGTCAATATATAGCTGATAAGGTTTTTTACTCATAATCAACCTCCATTTATATTCAGGATAAGGTCTTTTAATAACTTTTTATTTGCTTCATCAATAATTTTTTCTGCATCAACATCACTCTTCATATCTCCAGTAAACTGATTATATATTTCAAGCTTAATCTCTTTTGATAAATCATTAATAGCTCTAGTTTCCATAAGCCCCTTTAAAGCAGATAAATTGTTGTTATCCCATTCACTATCTTTCATTTTGTCATTCATGGACTTTGTATTCTCTGCAATCTCATCAAGAGGATCAGTCATAGCATCAGTGCTTAAAAAGTCCTTAGATTCAAGATTATTTTCAAGTTCCTTTTGTCCAACTATATTAGATGCAAAACCTTTAATGGACTTTGCCTTATCTTCTCCCCACTTGTAGCCTTTATTGAACCATTCCTTAGTTTCAATTCTCTTTATCTCAGGGACTTCTCTATCAAGAGTGATAGCTTTTTCATTCTTTCCCCAGCTAAGAAGCTTTTTTTGTAAACCTTCAAGTCCACTAGACCAGTTAGTTCCAAAAATTGCATCAATTATCTTTGTTACAACTTTACCTAAATCTAAAAACCAAGAAATAATATTTCCAATTAAATTCTTAACTGCATCACCAAAGGAATCAAATCCTCCCTTAGCAACATTTAGAACCCATTCTACTATTGATATAAATTTGCTTACGAATCGCACATATATAAACTGAATTAGAGCGTTAATAATGCCTATGGCAATATTTAAAATTGTCGCCCCTGCCCAAAGGACTGAGCCAACAATTAAGCCTGTTGCACTATAAGTAGCTCCTGTTACCTTATTAATTGCAGCTACAATTCCATAAATAAGTCCAATGACTCCTATGATAATTGCAGGAATCCAAAACAAGGGACTTGCTAAAAGTGCAGCATTAAATCCGCCTTGGATAGCTGTTGCCTTACCAGTAGCTATTGCATACAAACTAACTGCCCTTGCCATTAAGAAGTGAGCAGTTGAAGAAATAAAGGCTAAACCATTATTAATTGCAAGAGCGGTTTTATATATTCCAAAAATAGTTAATAAACCCATAAGAGGTGGTCCAACAATATTAATAGAATTTGCCAACAAGTTAAAACCACTTATTCCCATATCAAGAGCCATACCAAGAAAGTGAGAGAACACCATAATTCCATTTGTAAGACTATTAAAAAATCTTTGAAAGGAATCTGTGTTTATAAAATTATTAAACTTTTTCATTGGTCCTTGTAGTCCTAAAATCAATGTATTTGTTAGTTCGGTCTTTAAATCCGAAAAAGATTTAGGAATTTTCTTAAATCTTTTCTCTATATCATCTGCACTCTCAAACATAGCTCTTTTAATAACATCAGCTGTAATTTTGCCATCACTCGAAAGTTCTTTTAGCTCTCCCATAGTAACACCCATGGTCTTTGCTATTGCTTGTGCAAGTAGTGGAGCATTTTCTCTTATTGATACAAATTCATCACCTTGTAGTCTTCCAGAAGCCATTGCCTGTGTTAATTGATACATTGCGGCAGCTTGTTCTTCAGCAGATGCACCACCAACTTTAAAGTTCTTATTTAAGATCTCACTAAACTTAGTTGCTTCTTCAAGACCACTAAAGGCATCACCAGCAAGCATTGTAAGCTTTGCAACGGAATCAGCCATATTTTTATAATTAGTTCTTGAATCTCTTGCAGCCTGTGCAATTCTTGATTGAACATCAAAAAGTTTTTCTCCTTCTCCAAGCATAAAAGAAAGCCTTGAGTTAATACTTGTCAGCTCATCAGAAAGGCCTACAAAAGCCTTTATACTTTGAAGACCTGCATAAGCTCCAATAATCCCTATAACTCTACCTTTAATGCCACTTAAAAGGCCCTCACTTTCGCTAACTGTCTTGTTGTAATTTCTATGTTCATTTTCAAGATTGCTTGTAAAACTATCCATATTCGCAAGTTCAGCCTGAGCATTTCTAAGAGAATTTAAAGAAGCATCAAGAGAAGATGTATCAATCATGTTTTCTGTTGAATCATTTAACTTATAGGCTGCTGAAATAACCATATTCATTGACTCAATAACATTTGTAAGAATAGGACTTACATTATTAATCATTGAAATTGTAGTTTGTAAACTCACTTCTTCACCTTCTTTCTAGCCTTTTCTAATTCTTCATTTCTAAATAAAAAACTTGCCATATATATAGCTTGAAGTCCGCTATCCATAGCAAGAAAATCTTCGATTTTTATATTTCCCTTACTTTCCCAAAATAAATTATGAGCGAACCTTAAAAGTGGCTCGCTCTTTATTAGTTTTTTGCATCGCCTATAATTACATCAGGATCATCCATAAATCCTTGTGCTTTCATAAGCTTATCAGTAAATCTTTCATATTCTCGTCCTTCAAGCATCTTATCTAAAAGTTCAGAAATATTCATTGCACCATAGGCATTTTGTAATTCTTCACTTTTTAAATTAGGATAGATTATAGTTTCTGAGATGGTATCAACAATAAGTTTCTTAGTATCTACCTTTAAAAGACTTTTATTTTTCTTAACTATTGCAGCATTTTTTAATTCGTCAATTTCCTTAGCACTTAGAAGTCTAAAAGTCCAAGCTATTGGATTCCCATCTTCATCAACAAATCTATCTGATACAATGATTTCAAAATCTTCTCTTTTTCCCTTTGCCACCTCTGGCATAAAGTAATTTAAATTTTTCTCCATTTTATCTCTCCTCAATATCCTCAAAAGTTCCTTCGATTTCTTGTTCCAAATGGGAGTTTTCAATATCTAATTTGAAAATTTCACCACCATCTAAATAACATCTCTTTAAAATAAGCCTGTCTTCTCCACCCTCAAAATTAGGATCGTTTTGAGTTAAAAAGATGTCAAAAGATGTTTCCTTTCTTGTCTTCATATATTTAGTTAAAACTTCCCTAAAGGCCTTAGTATGTGCATACATAGTGGCCGTGAAAGTTCCCTTAGCACTTCCCCCAACACTTAAATCAACAGGAGTGCCAAGTCTTGGAATAGTTTCTCTATCAATATCAATCTTTGCAGTAATATTTTTTAGATAAAACATTGATTCTCTATTGCCATCAATAACAACAACAGCTTCCCCAAATCTACCATTGATTAAGTCGCCGCGTTCTAAAAATTTATCCATTCTTTAGCCTCCTATTCCACAATCACATGCATATAAAGTTTTGCCATTGCCATAACTGGATTAATTAAATATTCACAGTAAACAGCATCCTTAGCATCTCCAAGTTCAATCTTTATATCTTCAGGTTCTAAATTAGTAATAGCACCCAGCCCTTGAAGTTTAAGGGCGTGATTATAAATGTCATTCCAGAGAATATTTCTTCCCATTTCGTTGTTTTGTTCCTTATCAAGGTATCTAGTATTAAAAATAGTTGAAACATCATTCCCAACTTGATGGAGCACTCTTATAATTTGATTTTTTGAGAAGTCCTCATTCTTTTTAACACTAAAATCAGTAAAAGAATTGATATCAGACAAAACTCTTGCTTTGTTATCAACTTCATGGAAGACAAACTGACCCTTTCTAATTGCAGAAATTAGATCCCTTTGTTTCATGTTTAGGTCAATTGTATATTCGCCATCGTAAATGTCATTTCCAACAGTCCTATTTATCTCACAACCAGCTTCAGCACCAGCTACCCAATAAACAACACCAGCTTCATTTTCTTTTGCCTTAGATGCTACATTAATAACAAGCTCACTATTGGCATCAAAATTATATAATGCGGCTTGGAAGTATGCTCCTTCAAGATTAACTCTTCTCTCAACATAGGATTTATACATTCTCTTTATGGCTTCATCTGTTCCTGCATAGGCAACCACGTTAATATATTTCTTTTCAAGTTTTTCCAAGAAGTCAATGTGTGCCTTTGTAGTTTCTTCTCCATTAGTTCCACCACTTAAATTTGCACCAAGAGTTTTAGTCAAAGTTCCTTTAAACTCAACATAAGGACAATCTGATAAATCCTCTATGCCCTTAACTGCTACTTTTTCATAAACTTTTAGAGTTCCAATTTTTAAAGTAACATCAAACTTTTCTTCTTCATCAACATTATTTGCAATAATAACAACAAATGCATTACCCTTAGTTCCTGAATGTTTCGCAGTTATTGTAAGAGATTCAAGGCTTGCCTTTGCCTTTTCTCCTCCACCATTTAATCTATAAATGTAAGCAGTCTTAGCATGGGCTAAAAGCTCTCTTAACGGCAATAACTCCTTATCTGTATATTCAAGGCCAAATAACTCAAGAGATTCCCTTTGTAAATCTGAAGGTTCAACAGTTATAATCTCATCTTCTAATCCAAAACTTAAATTTAAACCACAAGCGACAAAACCTCTTTCACCAAAAATATTCGAAGGTCTTGCCTTTGAAGAAAAGCAAATATAAGTTCCAGAAAGCACTTTGTTTTGTACTGGAGGATTCCAAGTACCACCACCATAAGCCATTATTTAACCTCCCTGTTCATAAAATCTTCATAAAGCTTTAAAGCTTCTTCCTTTGTATATTCCTTACCATCTTCTAAAATTGCATAAAGAACATCAACATTACCTATCGGCTCTTTAGCATTTAAAAATTGCTCCTTAGTAAAAGTAGGAGCATCAGTCTTTTTATCCATTTTTAATTAAACCCTCCTGTTTAAGTCTTCTCATAAGCGGATCAGGTACCTTCACTTTTTCCATCCAAACATTTAAATCAAAAGTCATGATTAGGTCGCCATCAACAATTTTTGTCTCAAGATTTTCACAAGTAACTCCTATATTATTAAGCCTTACCTGCTCCATTCCTGTAAGAAGTGTGAACCTAATTTCTTCTAATCTAAATAAATCATCTTCATCACATCTTAAATAATTTATATTTACAGTGTTATTTAGAAAGAATCTATCATCAAATTGTCTAATAAGCTCAGTCCTAACGAGGTTAATAAAAAAACAAGGAGCCTTAACCCCTTGCTTTTGTCTGTCAATTTCAATTCTTATATCAGGAAAGAGCTCTTTAAGTCTATTAATTACAGGCTGCAAAATAACTACCATAACTCTTTAAGCCTCTTTTCAAACTTTCTTTGAAAGATTCTATCTATAACTTTCTCTAAGTTTTTTTCAGAAATTGTAAGCATAAAAATCCCGTCTTTCCATCCCAAAGTATTTCCACCACGAACAATCCTGTGACCATATTCCACATAACTTGCATATTCTACATAATTAGAAATTTCAATTTCATAGACACTTCCCTTTTTCTTAACATCATCAATATTCCAGGACTCTCTAAGAAAACCAGTGTCAACTGGTGTGTTCTTTACAGTGGCTTGAAAAACTCTTGTGGCAACCTCATAAGTAGCCTCCATGAAAATTTCATCAGCTACCCTATTGAACTTGCCAAGACTATTTCTATAATCTTTTAAGACTTTTGTATCAACTTTCATGAAACATCAACCTTTTCAAGGACATATCTTCTGTGTGAAAGATGAATTGAAGGAATATCAGAAAATTTATAGTGATATACACTTCCATCACATCTAGTGACAATAACATCAGAGCCTTTTGGAATATCCACATGAGGTCCTGTTGTCAAAATATCTTTTCTCTCTGCTTCACTATGGCCAATGAAATCATCACTGTGAGAAGATGTGTTGAAGCTAAGCCTACAAGGTTCATCTTTTACAATAGTTACCTTCCTTCTCCTTGTTACTTTAGTCTTTTCATCTTCATAAGTTTCAAGACAAATTGCAGTTACCCTATCTTCATATAAAAGCGATAGACTCTTACCATAGAAACCATAATCAATTACCATTTTAAGCACCTGTACCTGCTGCAAAAAATTTCAAGTCTAGAATCAAATAAATCAATTAACCTATTTTTATAACTTAAAATTTTGGCATCTCTTATTTCTTCATCACTTCTACTATCAAATTCAATCCTTGTATTTTCAATAGAGATTGACTTAGCAAGTCTTTCTCTTTTTTCAATAGGTTCTTTAGAAATTTTTAAATCATCAGCTTCTATTGTATTTAGAATTCCTTTAATAGCTATAAAATACTCAATAAACCTATTAGCATCTTCTGGGAAGTCTTCCCTGTAGCAAGCCCATCTTAAAGTACCCAAGACCTCATCGTGAATAAAATTAAAAAGCTGGGCATCAATTTCATCTCCACCCAACTCTTTAATAATTTTATTTACATTATCAAGGCTAATCATTTTACTTTAGCAACAAATACTTCATTGCAAGCTTCAAAAGATGGAATTGCCCTTGCAACAGATTTAGTAATTCTTGCCACTGGATCTATTCTTCTATAAATAACAGAAGTTATGAAGTCCTTATTTCTAAGATCAATATTGGAAATCTGTGGAAGTTCAACTTCTTCAGCAGTTAAACCAAAATAAGTATTTCCTAGCTTAGTTTCAGGCATAAGAATTACAGTATTTGCTTTAACTAGAGGAAATAGGCTTCCATCTACAAGTCTATATTTTTCATTGTAAACTGCAACAGTTGGCAAATCTCTTTGACTTAAAAAGTCATTTAAGTTTTGCATGCTTGGCACAATAGAAGAATTAACTCCAAAAATAGCCTTTCTTACAGCTTCAGAGTTCAAAAGAAGTCTTGAAGTT